CAGATTACTGAGTAAGGCAGATACTTCTGGAGCATTAGTAAGCCAATCCTCCATAGTAAATTTACTAAACTTATAGAAGTATAGCAAGTATCCAACATCTGCTTTATCAGTAAAATCATGTGCCTGAATAGCTTTAAAAGCTATGTATCCATTTTCCTCATCAGTAGAGGATAACATGTTCATTATGTTCTCTGCTTCAGACTTAGTTATTCTCATTAGTCCTCAATTTTTAAAGTTTTAATTGCCCACTCATGTGGCTTACCTGACGCAATCATATCCACCCACTCCTTAGCAGTAGGTATGTACCCGTTACAATCCTCTTTTACATGCTGTTCAGCAATGTACCGGACATATACATCTTTGCCATCAGAGTTGGTAATAGTCATACCAAATCTTTGCTCACATTCAAATATACCTTCACTATGATGTCTAAACATTCTGTGCTTACTATGACCTACCCACGCCTTAGTCTCATCTAGCCAATTATGAATTGCTATATAATCTAAGGGAGATCCGCCAAATTTGCGGGCACTGGAACGGCTGTGATCAAAAGGATGGGCCATTACATTCTAGTTTCAATATGGTAAACTACCTCTTTTAGTGCAGCACTATAACCCTTAGCAAACTCATCTTCAAATAAGCCTTCAGCATATTCAAGTATCTCTTGCTTTAATTCATCTGTTAGAGTTTGAGTATCCAAACTATCTAACCAAAATCTAAAATCATCCATTAGTCTTCTTTTGTTTTGTCCATTAAACTACCCTCGTGACCATAACTTTCAACCTCAGTAATTCTCACATTATTTCTAATGTGATACTTACCTGTAGGGATATGAATATACATATATCCAAAACCGCCTTCATTATTCCACCAGTCTTCTATATCATTGAGAACATCATATGCAAATGCTTCTATCTTTATATAAGCATCTTGACTGACATTGCTCAATCCTTCTCCTGACCATACATCATCTATTACATTCTCTACATCTTCTGATGTCTCACATTTTTCTCTTGTATATACAATATTTTCAATAGCTCCTGAGTCACCACCACCATCATAACTAATGGCAATTCCAGTCACGTCAAGATTAGCCAACTCAATGAGAAGGCTTGTCATTTCTAATTCTGTCATAATTATTTTGTTTTGTAAAACCTACCAAGGATATTACCGTTGAGGTACTCCTCTTTTTCTAAGACTTCATACAGAAACTGATGTTTAGTTTCTTGATAGGTAAGATCTGTTTTACTGTAACAGATAAGTAACATCTCCCGCTTAATCACTACTCCTTTCTTGTGAGCATCTTTAAGAATCTTATTACTGCTGTAATAATTCATAAAGTCTGTTTTCATCACTTGGGTGTATTTCTTAAGCCTTTTATCAGTAAGCGCAGCCAAAGCTCTTTTACCAAGCTTCTTTTTTACATTAGCATAGAAATTCTTCTTGCCAATGTATCTTACTGCTTTACCATCAATGATAGCACTCATCTCATAGATAAACCCAATAGCATCTTTGGGTATGTCTAATTCAGTAAACTCTTTACCTTTAAATATCCACATAGTTAAACTTTTTTAATGAACTCAACTAACTCAAGTCTCTCAAGTTCAGATTGTTTTAATTGCTCTTGTAGTTCATTCGTCTTGTCTACATAATACTTAATTGTATCCTCCAGAGTTTCTGTATAATCAAGTAATTCATTAAAAGTAGAATTAATCTTCTCAGCAAAATAATCTATTTTATTAACCATACTTTTTCTTAATTAACTCATCTAACTTTTCTCTGACTTTGATTAATCCATGTACAGCAACAGAATCAGAGAGATCTTTCTCCATATCAAGCAGTATTGGTTCAAAACCAAATCTATCTTGATACTTCTGCATAGAAGCTATACCGGCAGTATCATTATCAAACAATACACATATCTTCTTAAACTTAGACTTCAATCTATTTACAGTATGCTCAGTTAGCATACTATTCTCACTGTCTGGTGCAATAACTTGAATGTTTCTATATCCAAGCTTCACAAAACACATTAAGTCCTTTAGAGAAGATGTAATAAGCAAGTTATCAGTATTGAGAATTAACTGATCACTACCCTGAATGTAATTCTGCACCTTGATAAACTTCTTATCAGTTATCTTGGGCATGTAAATTTTATACAATGTACCATCATTTCTAAAATAACCATAAACATATTTACGGTTAAATACATGAGAGATAGTTTCACCCTCCTCTTCTTTTTCCATCTTGAAAAACTCTAGAGGAGCTACATTATAATGTTCAAGGAGCTTAGACCCAATCTTGTATTGAGACCAATATGCCTCATCAAGATTAGTCCAGTGTCTTATCTCATAATCAACAACTTTATACCTATCCTGTATCTTAAGAGCTACTTCTTCACGGGTGCCATTATCTTTAATATAGTTCTCATAATCCTTAACTATCATAGCAATTGCCGGTGCCATTTCTAAATTATAGAGATACTTTACTAAATCAATATACCCACCTTGACGTCCAGAAGAAAAGTCTTTAAACTTATAAAAGCCAGAATAAGCATCAAAGTATACAAACATTGAAGGTACCTTATCACTAGAGTTAAATACAGAAAGCATTTTTACATTCTGACCTGTAAGTTTCTCTTTTAGATTAAGATAGTATTCAAAAATCCATTCTTTGGGTACATCAGCAAGTGATGTAATTAACTTACTTGTTGAAATCATGGTTGTAAATTTAATAGAAAAGGGGAGCCGTTTCCAACTCCCCTATAACTATTAGTCTAGGCTGAAGTCAGAAGCTGCTCTCTTTGGGATATCTAAATCATCATCACCAAAAGATGTTACTTCTTTGGTCTCCATCTTTTTCAGGTGTGTCTCTTCATCATACTGAAGAACAGAACCTCCTTTAGGTGCAATAGAGTAAACTCCTTTACCATCTTTAGGAAACCACATATCATAATTGGTATAACCAGACTTACCTTCATATTCCTTACCTGCTACACAGGCATCAAAATACTTATCCTTAAATGGTGCATCATTATTGAAAGCTTCAATGAACTCCTCAATAGTATCATGCTTGTCATCTTGGGCTACAAACCAATCATTGATTGACAAAGTCTTACAGAGTTTCTGTAGAAAGATTAAGATTGATCTATCTCTCTGAACCTCAATACCAGTCTTGGTTTTGCCATCTGCAAATGCATATTGGCTAGCTTTCACTCTACCAATCTGACCTGCATATCTGCCAAGAGATTCATTGTCTTTGTCAATCAAGAAACCATCAAAACCATCAATAGGTTCTGTTTCTACATTAATCACAAGATGATAAGCATTTGCTATAAACTTGAATTCTTCAAGAGCTACACTATTAATCTTTAGTGTATGATTACCCGGTGCAATTGTTTTAGGTAGTCCTGAACCACCTTCTTTTAGATCTGTTGTGCTTAAAGCCATTTTGTTTACTTTTATTTGTTTTTATTTAAGGTTTTTACCCTCCACTTTTCTACGTTCTCTATCTTTTGTTCTTGCATCTTGCCAATGGATAGCCTCCTCAATCTTTGTGATTGTTAAAGCGTTCTCCCTACAAGGGAATGCTTCATTAAGAGACTCAAACAAACACTTAACGTACTTGAGCATATCCAATGCCTGAACACCGTTCACCCCAACTTCGCTAATAGGATCAGATTGAATAGTAAACTTTATAATAGGAGCTACTCCCTTAACATCTTCAATGTTTTCAATCTCAATAAATATGCTACCGCCAAATTCTTCCATAAACTTGATTGCAGCTTTTTCTACATGTCTCATGTTGTTTTTAATTAATCAATAAATACTTTATCCCAGTAAGTCTTATACTCACCGTTCTCATCAATTTCAGAAATTACTATCTCTTCATTTCTGAGATGCTCTGGTCTTGCTCCACAAGATATGTCATCATTAGTTCTAAAGCTGAGAATATTCTTGTTGCCTTTCCTATAGAGATAACCAATAGCATCTGAATTAGAAGTTGTAATTCTCTTCAGCTTACCGGTTAAGTCTAGATCCATTGCATTAAATGTTCCACCAGCTTTCTCTAACTGAGTATCTTT